TTATGTGAGTGACCCACTTGTACTAACTCTTATTGACCTCCCGTGTTTGTACGCCAGTAAGGATGGTTGGGACATAGTTACTAATGATGTAGCTTTACAAGAATCTGTAACACAAATGTTCTCAGACATAAATATTGACCAGCTTATATATGGCTGGTTAAGGAATGGAAGAATTTTTGGAACAGGTTATTTAGAGTGGACCGGCGACAATCTGGTTTTACGTTCCTCACAGAATATGTATATACAGAGGGACGAGAATGGCCAAATTATGCACTATTATCAGAGAGTCGGGGACCCAAAGGAAGATATTCGATTCGAAGAAGAAGAAATTATACACCTTCTTAACAACACGTTCGATGATTACGCTTATGGTCTTTCTGACATCCACCCAATTCTTTATCTGGTTGACCTCAAAGATTATGCAGAACGAGACGTGGGAGCTGCTCTCAATAAATACGCTGTTAGTCGGTTTGATATTAGCTGTGGACTCCCCGATATGCCTTATGGTCCTGATAAAATTAACGAGATTGTGGACACTTTTAATTCCTTGGAACCCGGTGAAGACATTATTCATGGTAATGATATTGAAGTCAAGGAAATGCAAGGGACACAAAGAGCATTTGAATATGGAAAGTATATGGATGATATTACGAAGAAGATTCATATGGCACTTAAGGTACCCATAACAATGTGGGAGAAGCCAGAACAAGCTAGGCCTATTTTTGAGCCTTACGTAAGATATTTACAAGCGTCCGTGGAAGCTGCACTTAATTCGCAGTTACTTCCGCAACTTGGGGACGCGAAATTCAAGTTCCGCCAAATCAATGTCAGTGACTCCTTTATTAAGGCTAAGACAGATATGGTTTATCTTGCTGAGGGTGTGCTTTCGCCCGAAGAAGTGAGATTAGAACGTGGTATGAATCCTGGTGGTGTATCTGAATTACAGGACACCGCTAAGAATGCTAACGTTTCGGGCGGTAAAGATGAAGACAAGAAAGAAGAAAGCAAAAGAACCGAGAACAGGGGTAATGCGCCAGCAGCTAACGCCACGGGAGACAGAAAATGAGTAAATACGAATCGTGTAAGTCAGAAGTTAGTCTAGCCTTAAAGAGAAAGGGTTATAACGAACCCGAAGAATTAGCTTCTAAGCTATGCTCATTTTGGGCTGATGAAAACGGAATAGAACGTAATTTCGCTCGACAGGGCGTGAGAACAGAAAAACAACGAACCTTCGCTTTGAATTTTGGAGAGCTTTCAGTTTCGGAGGATATTGTTGAAATACCTGTTACGGCCCTGACTTCGGGGTTGCATACCTATGAAGAGGATGGAAATGACCAAAAGGTTTATATAGAACCGTCCATTATAAAGGATAGTATAAATAACTTTAACGAGTTACCTATATACTATACGCATCAGCGTACACCTGAGGATTTAGTCGGCATTGCCGTTAATCCTGAGGTAATTGAAATGAAAGATGGAAAGACAGCAGTTAAAATGCTGGCTAAAATCGATAAAAATGCTAATGAAAGGGCGCTTGAAGTGCTCGATAAAGTGAACAACGGCGATATTACGCATGTAAGTATCGATTGGTTGTCTAATGACGTAGATGTCATGGGAGAGCCATTTGCTACTAATATACGGCCTGCTGAATTGAGCTTTATTGATAATGAAATTGCAACTCCTGTTTGTGAGGCTTGCACGATTGATGGACCTTGCGAGGACCATGAAGGAAATGAAGAAGAACCTTGCTGTAATAAAGGCAAGGACGGAAAGACATGCGAATGTGATAACTTAGATGAGGACATAAATATGACTGAAGAAAAAGTTGTAAATACAGTGTCAGAAGCCGAATCTATTGTCGAGCGGGAGTTCGCCTCAGTAAAGAATGAGCTTGTTGAGCTAAAAACAGCACATGACGAGCTTAATTCTAAGTATACAGAGGCGGTTGAGACAATCGCTAATTTTGAGAAGGAAGCTCAGGAACGCGCAGCTGCGGAAGCAAAGGCGCGTAAGGGAGCCTTTATTTCAAAGATTGTTGAGAAGGAGCTTATTTTGAACGCTTTGACTGAAGAGGAAAAGGAAGCTCGTGAAAAGGAACTGTCAGCTTGGGAAGAGACTAAACTTGATGGTTTCGCGTCTGCTATGAATAATATTCCTGAAGCAGAAAACACCGAGCGAACTTTCGGCAAGGGTAAGGCCCATGACGTAGAAGAACAGCCCATAGAGGCTGAAAAAGAAGTAACTCGTCTCTTCGCAATGAAGGACGGGAAGATTGCGCTTAATACAGAAGCGCTAAAAGGTGATTAAATATGGCAACAGAAATTTTAGTAAACGATGGTGGAGCGCCTGCGCGTATATTACCATTTGTAGCAACGGCAACCGTTACAGCTGGGGACTTATTAATGGTCCACACTGACGGTAAAGTTAAACCCACAACTACTGCAGTCATTCCATCGATTGGTGTAGCTTTAACAGATGCAGCAACCGGTGAGATGGTTAACGTAATTAGTGGAAGTGGTTCAATTGTACGAGTAGTACAGAACACTAACTTAGCAGCAGGACAAATATGCATGGTAGATGCGAGTAATCCCGGAGAAGTTATAGCACACACAGGAACTGGAGAAGCAAACTTAATGGCTTGCATGACTCTAGAGGACGTAGCAGCAGGGGCACTTTGTAAAGTGATTCTGCACTAAGGAGATAAAATATGCCAGTAACAGCAGCTAGTGGACTTTTAACATCTCAGAATGTGGGAGCAGCCGATGGTGGAGTAGGAGAGCGCGTACTTGTAGATTACAAAGACGCACTTGGCGATTACAAAGCTACGGAACTTCCAGTTATTTCGATGTTTGCACAGTCCATGACGACAGACACAGGTGGGGACATTGACCTTACCTTTTCACTACCTTCCATGAAGATGGAGAGTATTGATGAAGGTAGCACTCCTGCATACCAGCACACCAAGATGCGCTCAGAGCGTGTAGGTGTCAGGGAATGGGGAATTGCAGTCGGAGTAACCCGCAGAATGATAGAAGATTCGAGATTCAACGAAGTTGAGCTCGCATTGAACGAAGCACGAAAAGCGGTGGACAGACATATTACTGACCACTTTATCAAATGTATGTTTGGTATCGCAGATTCGACTTATATGACAGGAATTAGCGGAGCAACTAATATTGACGCTACAACCGGAGATACAGAGGCAGCAATTACGACCTTTTCAACGAATCCCCACGGGGGTTTCCTTGGTGATGGTCTATCCGATGCAGCAGTAGAAACCGGAAACGAGCGTGTATATCCGTATGCTAACGCAACTACAGCTAATTTGAAGAGGACTCACTACATCAATACGGCTACATCAAGCGCTGGGGACGTTTCACTTAACGACCTATTGCTTGCAATTGACCGAATTGGACAACATGGTTACAACGCCGATACACTTTTGATTAGCCCCGGACATTTTAACTCACTATTGCAGCTTGCAGACTTTACCGCAGTATTCACTGCTGGTGATGGTGCAACTACAGCACAAGGTAGTGGAGCTAACCCCGGTTCAGCAAAATTAGCGAACACTTTCGTAGAGAGCACAAATCAGACACGAGTTGTTGGGAACATTTATGGATTGCAGATTGTATCTAATCCTTGGGTCCCCGCCGACCAGTACTTGGTTATGGATGCTTCGGTGAAACCAGTAGCTTATGTCGAAAGACGTGGTCTTACGGTTGAAGAAGCTAACCCCGGATTTGGAATTGTCGGTTCTTACCTATCCATGAGATATGGTTTGAAAATCGTCAATGCACTGTCTGCGGTTGTTTTCAAGAATCAATAGACTTAACTGAATAGTTAAAATCATACGCAAGGTCATGGGGGAGAGCCTTAAATCTCCCCCAAAACATGTCGATTCATTCCCTAGGGATGCGACGTTAAAAAGTAAAAGGATATAAAATGGCACTAAAAGATACTCGCGGAGGACGCGAATACGATAAATTTGTAGCTGATGGTAGTGGTGACGCTTCAATTAGAGTTACATCTACATCTTCAGTAACAACTTCAGCTAGTGCAGCAACTGTAACAGTTGCGGCTACTGGAAGCACAGGAACTGTAATTTTGGATAATACAGATGTTGCTGGAAAGGAACGTATGGGCATCCAGATGTTCAATGTAACAGCAAGTGGTGATTATACTTTTAAGGTATGGGGTACTTTAGTAACAACTCCGGGTTCAGTTGGTGGAAGTAATTGGACACAGATTGGAGACGATATTGCAGTTGCAGCAGCGACACCTAATGCTTATAAAGCTATATCTACGACTCCTATTAAATCTATAGGAGTTTCTTGTTATAAGACCGGCGGTGCCGGAACTCAGACAGCTACAGTATATTTAATGGCAGACTGAGGTAGC